ACCCGTACCCAGCGGAGCCTTCCACCAGGCCTTGTCTCGCTGCTTGTCGCGGTCGTTCTGAATTAGAAGATAATCGTCGATCTTGCACGTTACTTCGTTCAGACCGTCCGCAAGGGTTTGCACGTTGTTCGTGAGGTCATGGATGGAGTCGCGGTTCTGCTTGTGATTGGCGGTCTGCTGGTTCCGCAGCACGTCGATCTCTCCAGATAGCTTCGCCTGCCCTACTCTCAAGTCCGCCACTTCCGTCATCTTCCCACCTCAAATTTGATTACATCCCACCCCGAAAGGCTTTTACGGTATTGGAAACACGGTTACGTTATAGCTTTTGGCGGCAGGAGTAACCGCGGCGATAGCACACACTTGAACTGTAACGGTACCCGTAGAAGTCACCGCTGCGCTAAGGACAGCCAGAGGGCTTGGTAAACTTCCATCATCAGACGATACAGCTACCGGATAGCCCGGCAACGCATTCGTTACACTTACTGTTCCGCTGGCACAAGTTCCCGCGGTCAAAAGGGAGCCACCAATAGACCCTGTCGTGCCAAGCAGTGATGATGGAGAGAAAGTACATCCTCCCGGCGAAAGCACAAGATATGATCCAGTAGTGCTCGATGCGGCACCATTGCACTCAATCCCGCCCGTCCCGTCCATCGCCAAGTTGATGTACTGACCGTTCGCAACCGTTAGGGTACCGCCAGTCGCGTTGAAATTGCTGTCGGTGGTGTTTCCGGTCGAGTCGAAGTACGCTAAGTCTCCGGTTGTCACCGTTCCGGTGGAGTGCTGCACCGAAGCTCCTGTGCCTTGGTTGGCGTTCAGGGCCGTACCGCCATTGATGACTAGGGCCGTGGCTGACCAAGTTCCAGGCGTTGCTCCCGTCGGGCAAGTAGCCCCGGTTTCCGTATAGCCAACGCCGCCAGAACCATTCTGACAGGCGACTATGCCCTTCTGGGTAGACGCTACTGACCCAATCATCCCAAAGTAGCCATAGTTAAGCCCGCTGCCTGTTCCGCCCATGTTTGAAAAAGCCGTGCCAACGATGTCGGTCGTAAATACAGTTCCATTCAAGCCGATGTAGTTGTAGGCCAGCGAGCCGTTCGCGAGGTTTGGGGCTATGCTCGCTAGCACAGATAAACCAGTACCAGAGGTCGGCGCTCCATAATTACGCAGGACGGTCGTCGAGGCGATTGTGCTGTCGTTCGTCGCGGTTAAGACGGCATTGGTATTCGACGAGGAACCCAATGTTGCCGACGAAGTGTTTGACGTTGCATTTATAGTGACCGCATTGATAGTTGAAAAAGTGGCATGGCCGTTGTTGAGAATACTCCACGTCGCCCCGACGCCAGTATTGCAATTTCCGGGGGGAGTATAGCCGTAAAGATTGTCAGCCGTATCCAGCACCCAAGCAAACGTGCTTGTCGTTTCATCAAAAATACCTACACAGCCTGCAATTCCAGACCCAGTTCCGGTACCAAAACCCTGAAAGTCCACACTGTTCATGCCGGGAGCGCGTAATTGATAACCGGCCACCGGATTTGTCGTGGATAGGCTCTGCACACGGTTGATCGCGGCAGATGCCCCACCAGTGACTCCTCCAGAATTGAAGAATGTCGTATACCCCTGACTACCTGAGGTGCAGGAAGCGCCATTCACGCCGGGAAGATTGAAGCACATCGTCCCGTCAGCACCCACCACCCAATGGTAGATACCTGTCGTCAAATCTTGTGCGCCGAACAGTCCGCTGTATGCTGGGGTTGGGTTGTTCGTTCCCTGATACCGCAACTGAATTGTATTCATACCCGGCACGGTGAAATCCGTTCCGACCGCCGAACCATAACCCGTCTGCGTGAAATCCAGCACGGACAAAGGCTGCACACCGTTCAATCCCCCATCGGCCCCGTATCTTCCACCCATGGAGTTCGCGCCTGTGATCACGCCGCTAGGGCCAGCCCATATCTGTAGCGCCTGCGACTGTACTGATGGCAGAACACCAGCCGCAGCCAAAGCGATTCGGTCAGCTTCGTAGATGTGGCACGCCCCACCATCTCCTGGATGAAGGGGCGTAGCCCATGTTGCGGCCCACGGCGCACCACTCGGTGAATTGACCCCACATATCGCGTCACCGCTGGCCTGCGCTCCGCCAGTAAAGTCCACAGTGGTGTTCATCGTTGCTTGAACGTTACCCCATAAGATGTTCTGTCCATCACCGCTCAGTGTCGTGGAGACAGTATTGCTGATAGTGTTGTATTCACCGACCCCCGGTTGCCCCCCGTTGGACACTTCAAAGGGAACCCCATTCTGCACATAGAGCGGCGGCGCAACCGTACCCGGAGGAGCAACATAAGACCCAGCCATCCAGAAGATTTCTGCTTTACCTGTGCCCGTCGAAGTAAAGGTGATGCTGTTGCTTCCGGCGATGCCCGTGTTCCGGGCCAGCGCGAGCGTGCAATGAGAAAATTGTCCAGAACCGCTGGCGAAGGAGGTTTGATTCGACCAGAAAATGTTGGAGCTACCGAGGCCGTAGAAGATCAGGTTAGGTTCGAGCGCTCCTGCTGAACCGTTCACGGTTAGGGTTCCAGTGCCGTTGCTGGTGTTGTCGCACTTCTCGTAGGCAACGTATGCAATAGCCGTAGAGCTTGGAAAGGTGCAGGTCATCGTTGACCCGTTTGTGGTAGTCGCCATTGAACCCGCAACATCACCGCTGACCCATGTTCCCGTAGTACTGCACGATGAAGCAAACGACTTCAAGGAATCGGGAGTAAGAATCTCCGCAGCCGAAAATAACTCGGCTTTCAGGCTCGTATCTTGGCAATTGGTGTTCGTACCACAGGCCGAATTATCGTTGGTTCCGATCATCGCCGTATGCACTGGATTGTTCTGCGTCAAAGACCGAGGGCCGCACAGCACAGCGTGCCAAGCCATATCCGTCGATAGATCGCCACCACGTCCGCAGTTAACGCCAGCATTTCCGAAATCGGATTGTAGGAGGTAAGCGTATCCAGTCGGCCCCAAACAACTTGCAGCGGCCAAATCTAGATCCCCCGGCCAGTTCACAGGTTGACCCTTGATGCCAGGCTGCATGAAGCAACTTGTGCCTGTCGCCTGCGTGATGGAATCTCCGAGATCGACTACGGAAGTATACCCTCCTGAGGCAACGGGTATTTCGCTCGTCAGCGCCAGCGTCCCCGAAGCATTGGGAACTACTATGTGCTTTAGCCCCCCAGATATGCCCGAGACATCAAGGTTCACGGAACACCCGGCGCCGGGGGAGCAAATCCCAGAATCAGAAAGATTGAACAGGCCAGTCGAAGAGGCCGCGTCGAAGATGTCTCCGGCCAAGAGTAGGTTTCCCGTCACGCTGGAGTTCTGCGCTTCGATGCTCAAGAGAGGCTGCGTTGTGCTCGTGTTGGTCATTGCTATACCAGCGGCTTGGCTGAGGGTAAGACTCATGGTGCTGTCAGACGTATAGAGCGCATCCGTGTTGGCAGCGAGGAGGTTCTCCGCCCCGCCCTCTACGGAGAAGGCCGTGCCTGTGGTTTGCGCTACAGCTTGCGACACGCCTGCGCCGGGGGATAGAAGGACGGCACCTGTGCTTCCGCCGCTACCGCACGATGTGCTTCCATAAATAGACCCATCCCACGCATAGCAAACCTGAGCTACAACGCGTTGGTCTTGGATATAAGCCTTTGTGCAGCCGCCTGTGAGGCTTCCAATCGCATCAGAACCACCATAACCAGCGGGTATAACGATGGTCGTATTCGGAGTCAACGCACACGCCGCCGTTACGCCAGATTGAATCGTCGCGTACCATCCGGGCGTCGAGCCAATGTAAATTGTGGAGTTGAGCTTAGAAATGTTCGTCGGCCCTTGATTTGTCTGGGCGATTACAAGAGGGGGAAAAAGTGCAAGTAGGGCAATAATTACGTTCTTCATAAGAACTCCTAAGCTACAGTGGCAGCAGCCAAAGCCTTCAATGTTCCAGTTGATCCACAATCAAAAATCTGTTTGGTGCCAATTCCCGCTCCGGCATCGACAGTAGTGTAATTGATCACCGTTGCTGGGAATAAAACGGTATAGCCCCCAACGGAATCTTGGATGAATGTAAATATGTATTGCTCTCCCGGAACCATGTTTGCCGTTTGCAAAACCACATTTTCAGAAAGAGTAAGCTCAAAAGATTTACCTTGACTGCCGTCAAAGATAACAATCGGTTCACATTCCACCATCACTACGGGCATTCAATCTCCTTATGAATACATCATCGGGCCAATAGCATCCAGACTACCATCGGTGTCCACTGCGAAAAGTTGAAGAGAGCGCGAATTGGCTCCGGGATTGATATCGCCAGCATTGCGAACATTTGACGGCCATGTAAAAGCGTGTCCACCCGTTCCATCCTGCACGATGCGGAAGGCGATGACCGAAGGCCCAACTGCGCCATTGGTGAATGACGAACTTGCGACATCTCCGGTAAGCGTTATTTTGAAAGATAGACCGGTCGCTGCGTTGAATATGGGATTTGCGCCGAACGGAACCGTAACTAATCCAGCGGGGATAACGCCGTTGATCGTTCCCGCCGTGAGACTTCCAGAGATAACCACATTGCCATTGACATTCAGGCCAGTAAGCGGCAAAGCCCCGGTAAGGAACTGATTCAGAAGCGCCCAATTTGCATTCGTCGGGCCTCCCCAATTCGGGGAACCGACGATGGGCTGATTGAATCCGAGGCTCGTTTGCGGCATTGCGTTATCTCCCTAAATCCACGTGTACTCAGTCCACACAACCAACGTTAGATCGTCGTTCACTATTTGGAACCATTGTCCCGGCTGCACTTTTCCCGAGAGGAAACATGAGGAATTTTCGCCGCTTGTGACTGCTGATGTTTGCGCGAGTACATTCGTGGCAGTTCCAGAACTGGTACCAACGCTGAGATTGTTTGTTCCACCACCGACCCCAATTTTGACGCTACTGATTGCAACCTCCATCTCGTAGGCTGTGGTGTTTTGGTAGGTGGTATTGAACAGCTTCCCACCACCTGATGCGTAGGTTGTTACAACCCGAACGCGGGGTGGATTATTGACGGCGCGGAGTATCCCAGAGAGATCAGCACGAAAAAGAAAAACGGTTATGGCGTTGGCCGTTGGGATTGGCTGCTGCGTCCCAATCATGCTCACAGGCCACACCACCGTCCTCCCACCTACGGAATCCTGCACAAAGTAGAACGCCACCATCTGCCCAGCCGTAATGCCTGTAATCGCGGAACTCGTGATGTTTCCAGTGAGCGTCATCTGGAAACCGTTCGATGTCGCCGCATTGAATGCGGCGGTGGGGGAATAGTTCACATTCACAACACCCGGCAGGATGTCAGCATCGGTCAGGAAGTTCGCACAGGTTGCGGTCAGCAGCGCAATATCATCATCGTTTGTCGTATAGCCCTTTTGGGCAAAAGCGGTGAATAAGGCAAAGAGGTAGTTACTGAGTTGGTTGAGGGTTTTGTTCGCCAGAGGTGATGGCCAAATCGCATCCGTACCGAAACCAGAGGCGCGATTGGAATCCGCGAGATAGGTGGCGTCGGTCTGGCAGTTTGTCTGCGCTGGGTCGAATTGGAGTACGGTCGTGGAAGCCATCAAATCACCTGCCAAGTGTTCAGTCGTACAGTGTTACGAAAAGTGTCCTACATCGAGGCCCGCTATAAAGTCGTTGTCCTCATCCAAGCCAAATATCGGAAGAGTTGCATAGGTATATGTATAAAGCACACCTTCGGGCCGGGGAACGATATAGCCGTTATTTATAAGATCGAGGATGATCGACGTGAACGTACCACTCAAGACAATTGTACATTCCATGTTCTGACCATCAGAGATAACAAGGGATCCTCCCGGGAAGAGACTTTGCCATATAGGGTAAAGCTCGCTCTGCGTCCCCTGCCAAAGATTGTTCGCGATGGTCGCCTTGATGAGTAAGCGGTATGTTTCATCATCAAGAACTGGCGAAACTCCTCCCGATGGTTGGAACCCAACCGTGCGGCTCACGCCTTGAATAAGGCCGAGGATATCGAGTTGCACACCAACCGCATAGTCCAGATCGAAAGCCTCATTCATCGAAGCAAGACAAGCGTTTGTATTGGCGAACGGTTGAAGCTTGGCGTTCATCCACGCGTTTAGGTTCGGCGCGAGACGGTATTCCGAGGTGAGCAAGCTGGTGTAGTACGAAACGGGCAGCGGAAAGACGGGGCCACCACCTCCGTAGGGGCCACCACCATATCCCGGATTGCCGTAAGTAAATCCGCCCATACCTAAGCCTGTGTCACGATTATGTTTGCTGCCATGCCTTGTGCCACTTGATAGTAGTCAAGCGGAATGTTGATGACGCCAACGGGTATCGCAGATGTCCCCGTGGTGTAAGACGTGATCGAAAATTGCGGAACGAGAATGTTGGGCATCACTGATTGTGCTACCGCTGAAATCGCCGAATAGTTCACTGTCTCGCCAATTTGCAAATTGTTGAGATAGGCCACGATTGCCGCAATAATGTTGGCGATGACAGCGCTGGAATACCCATTCTGCGCATGAATGAGCATAGTGACGAAGATGGGGACATAGGATGGGCGCTGGTATCCCATGACTGCCGGAGTTCCCGTGGTTGGGTCTGCAACGGTGATCGACCGTGTTCCCGTGGGATTGTTCGTCGCGTTGGGATTGGTGAACGGCCCAAGTCCGCGTTTGCCATAGATCGCTACTGCCACAGCGATATCCGTTCCACCCTCCACCACCATCGAAATGCTATGTGCAGGGTTCCCCCATGAATCAGTAGCCCCCGTAGGATTCTCAATCGAACTCCCTGGTCCGGATGGTGCCGTAATTATCCCGGTAGCATAGCGAGTCACCCCGGGAACCGCCGCAATCGCCGCAATGGTGGAAGCCAGCCGAGTGAGAGACGGAGCTGCAACTGAGATCGACTGCCGAGCGCGAAACTGAGAATCTGCCTCAATCGGGAGTCCCGGAGATGCCTGAGACGGGTTTGTCGCACCCGTCCACCCTGCCGTAGTGCCTCCAGACGGCGTTGTGATGGTTGCAGGAGCCGCTTGGATAGCTCCGGGGGTCTGACACGTCACCGCGACCACCACAGAGCCGCTATTGGGGATTGTGACGGTTGTGGGGAGCGCCCAGATATTGCCAGAGGTGTCGGTCACCGTACCATTGGTGATAACCGTCCCGCCAACCCCGGAAATCAACTCGGGGGCTGTAGAGTACGTTGAACCCTTCCGAGCGATGCCATTCAACCTATAAAGCGAATCCTGCCCGGTGCCGATAGCTGTCAACGGGGATTGGTTGCTGTAGACGAACTGCATCCCCAATTCGGCGTCGTACTCCATCAAGGCAGTGATGGATATTTCCTGATAGATGGCTGTGTCGGTGCCAATGTAGACGACTTGGGGATAGATCGCCTGGAACTGGGAAATGTACCACGCCAAAATATCGGGGTAGGTGTTAATGTTCAACCCTGTTTCGTCAATGTAAGGCGGCGTGTACATTTTAGGAAATCACCTGTGCGCTTGAACCGGGAGCATTCGTTACGATGAGATTACCAAATGAAGTTGCCACCGTAGCGGTAAAGGTCGAAGCCATCGTGCCAGTATTGGTCGAGAAGCTAAAATCTACGATTCTTATGACGTAAGGGCAGGAAAGAATCGTGTTCTGGATGATAAGTTGGATGCCGGTCTGGTTTTGCGGTGAAGCCGATTGACCGATGAGTGATTGAAAAAGTGGAAAGCCGATGGTTAAATTCTCCCACCACTCCCCCATCAAAAGCCTTAGTGTCGTATAGATAATCTGGGCCACCGCATCAATGTCCGTCAGAAAAACACGGCCATTCGATCCCATAACAGGATCGTTCCATTCCGCGCTGTTCTGTTGGCACATGATGGTGGGGGTTGTGCTCATTTATCCTGCCTGAAGGAGTATCTTATACGGTGCGCCACCTATAGTTATTTCGAGAGCATTCGTTGGCTCTCCTGTCGCCACGACGGGGCTTCCTGAAAGCCTTAATGCTCCCGTCAAATCCAGAGTATCAGCATCCACGATAACCGTATTGGCTGTCATGGTAATCTGACCTTCCGTAAGGTCTATGACTGTTTCGCCATCGTCAGATCGAAGCTGTGCGCCGGTAGTCGAATACTCTGATAATGCTCGCGGATTACTCGCTACACCAAAGATTGCGACTGCGTCTCCGATATCGTGCCGATAGAGTTTTCCATCCGGCTGGGGCTGTATTCCGCCAGATTGCCACCAATTATCAATTCCCATGTCCTGAAAAATCACAAGGCACTCATCTCCAATCGCAATAGGAAAGGTGAGGCTGAAACCTCCCGATCTGGGTATCAAGATTGGTACATCATCCAAAATGGGCAAAGTGGTTGGAGTGCGAATCGCGTTGACCAGAATCACTTCTTGAATTGCGGGTTGCACAGATACGGTTTGCAATGTGGCATTGAAGGGATCACCATTTTGGTTAGCAACCACAAGGCAGGGAATAGCAACGCGCAGATCGCACTCAAATTGATGGAGAGATTGATTGATAGCGGCGGATCGCACAGAAAGACGATGCTGAATTGGAAGCATACTGTTCACTGCCCATCACCTCCCAATGGACTGCGGCGGTCAAGTAATGGAGCTTGCTGCTCCGGCGCTCCGTTAGCACCGCTCTGATATAGAAATTCAGCCAATCCTCCCTGCGAGGTGCAGCCAACTATCTCCGTTTCCCACTGATTGCCTCGGCTATCGCCCCGGTGTTGCAGCCCGTTCACGATGTAATCACCATTAGGCGAGAGTATCGAACGATACCCCGGAGGATTGAGTTGCAGTTGTCTAATGATCGAACTGGAGATATTGATAAGCATGGGAGGCTGCTGTACACGCAAGCGAGGATCGAGTGTGACCGTTAGGGACACGCCGTATTGAGTTTGCTGAGGCGTTCCTAAAATGCCTGTCGAAGGCGTGTAGGTAATGGTTGTAGCCTGTCCAGATGGGTTCATGTTATCCACCGCAAGGCCATCAAACCCATACCAAGCTTGCAGATTATTAGCCGCTGCGATTTCCGATATGGCTTTGATCGGATTGGCAAAGACTGGTCTGGCGCGGGGGAGTCTAGTAGCGTTCAGGAAGGCAATAGTTCCCTGTGAGTTTGGGTCTATTGCGATTGGAACGTTTGCCGTAGCGCACATTTTAGCTATCAGGGCAGCTTGCGAAATGTAAGGGTCTCCACGAAATGAAACCATATTGCCAATCATTTCGCGCATACCAGTGTAGGCCATGATCGTTATTTTAGAGTCCACCACATCGGGCCTTTCGACAAGCACCTGATATATAACTCCGGCGAAGATCACGCCATACGGGCCTGCTTGATAACCAGCTGAGAGGTTTATGGTACTACCCTGACCCCAGTAGATGAGCGCAGCTTCTTGATCGGCGCTGAGATTGTAAATGTCTATCTTGGCCGTCCAATATGGGCCTTGCTGCTGGAGGTAGCCAACAATGTTTACCTCAAAAACGATTCGCATTGCTTCAGGTTGCCACGCCTGAGATTCCGCACTCACCTGAGCAGAAGTTCCGTCCTTGTCTGGCGGCCCAGTTATAGTGAGATTCCACGCAAAACCGAAGTTGGGAATCTGCGATATGGGGGAGAAGGTGCTCATGCGTTATCATCCCAAAGCAGAATGAAATTGTTGCCAAGTTCTGTTGAGTTCGGATAGTCGTCGGAAACCTGCCCGAGATTGATGATGTAAGCAGAACCGATATTGAGATACCCAAATTGGGCCAGTATGTTTGCAGCGGGATATGATCCCGTCAACAATGGCACAGATGAAATGAGCACATTCCCTAAAGAGTCGGAAACCTGCATGACCCAATACTGGCTCATTTCATTGAAAAATATATAAAGTTGCAATCGTAAAACAGAACCATTCACGTTGAGAGAGACACTAATCGTTTGATTGGCTGCATTGGTGAGTGGAATAATCTGCGCCATCACTGCACCGCCAAGGGAAGCTGCCCAGTGTTGTTGCTAGACCAATCCCCAGAGCCAGCGATATCTCCTTGGGACTGCATCAGGAAGTTCTGCTCACTTGCCGTAAGCCCATTCTGGGCTGTGATGCCTGCGGGAACCGGAGTTGGATTGGTTTGTCCAATGGTGTTGCTGTCTAGCGACTGCGAGCGCGATGAAACGTTCTGAGAGGCCACGCTAAATAGATTTAGTTGCTTGAATTCTATGCGACCACGAAATCCATAACGGGTCTTTACCGTCTCGTCCGGTGTCACGTTCATAATAAACATCGGATAGTATGTTTTTAGTCGCGTTGTCACGGTCAACGGAATACGGTTCAGGCGTAGGCTGTCGAGAGTCTGAAAACACGCTACCGACTTGGAAGCGTTACCAGACCACATACCCGAAGCATAGGCCGGCAGGACATCCGTCATGAGTACATCCATCGAAACTATGGCTTGACTTGCACGAATGTGGTCAGAGAGGTTAGCTGAATTCTGTACCGGATGCTCTGTCGCCACCATCTGCTGCGAATGAGAAATGTGCATTACTCCATCGAAAACAAGGTAAGTTGGAACTGCATTTGGTGGCGCTGTGACTTGCGCCGATATCTGTGATCCTTGGGCGTTGTAGACGGGTGCCGCGACCTGCTGAGGAGCTTGGATACTCTGCACGTACTGCGCCGGTATCGTCAGCATCGTCATCGCAGGTGACGACCATTGAGGAGGGCGATAGGAGGATGCACTGCCTATCTGATCGGCTGAATTTCCGCCTTGTTGCGCGAACACAACAAGGCTTCCGCCTCCAATGATCGAAGCCGCATTCAACGCCGGAAGAGATATACCGCCCATTTAGACTCCTACCATGTTCCAGTATTCATTGAGCATAAGCGCCATTTGTTTCGGTTATTTGCTGGCGGTAATGCTGATCCAAGGCTTGCTGAGCACCTTGCCGTGCGGCCTGGGCCACTTGATCGGGCGTTGAATTGTGGACGGTTCCAACTGTCACATTCACCACAAGAGAATCGCCTGTAACCTTCCGCACGTAATCTCTCGTCTCCTGCGGCACGGAATAACTCGTCTTACCGGAGCGCGTCAACCAATGTCCAGTGTTCCGGTACGTATCTAGGTTTCCTTCCCCCCAGTTATAAGCCGCGAGAGCCAAATCCGTATTACCGTATTTCTTCATCAGGCGACCAATGAGTGCTGTACCTCCTGCTACGTTCTGTGCTGGATCGTAAGGATTGACTCCCAATCCAGCAGCCGTTTTTGGCATAAGCTGCATGAGGCCAATAGCACCAGCTCGGCTGACCTCACTTTGCTTCCCTCCGCTCTCCGCTGAGATGATTCTTGCGATAAGATCAGCAGGCGTTCCGGCACTCCCACCACTTGTACCCGGCGAAGTTCTACCACCTCCATCGTAAGATGAATTTCCCTCCATAACGCTCCACAAGCCCCTGGCAGCGTCCCAAGCATCTCCAAGTTGTGATCTTGCCCGACCGCTCTCCTGCGAAGCTCTAACACCACCATAACCACTGCCTGCGCCCGTATGGAACATCGACATTGCTTCGGATACACCAGCGCCGACAAGGTTAACACCAACCTTCTCTAGTCCGAGCATGATATTGAGCAATTCGGCCAGTTGATGCACCGCCGCACCTACCGCTGTAGCGAATTGATGAAAGGATGTCGTCTTGCCTTCAAGAGCGCTATTGCCCGTCAATGTCCCTTCGAGATTGGCGAAAGCATTGGCCGCCACTGCCGCCATACTCCCGAGGTCACGCATAATTCCCCAGAAGTCTTTAAGGATCGGAATAACGTCAGTAGAAAGTTCGTCGCTCCACTGTGGCATATTTGTCAGAACGAATTGATTCAACCGTTGTAGCTGAGGAAGTATCCCGTCTTCCCCAAAACCGAGCTTTGAAAGAATATCTCCAGCGAACTTCATCCCAAAGTATTCAGCATCCGATTCAAGCATGGACATCTGGTCGATGACCTGACGAACCTGCATCATCTTGTCTTCATAGCCGGGGCCAAGCATGGTGTTGAGCTTCGCCATATGGTCGTACATATCGTGAAACCGGCGACGATCCTCTGGCGTTCCACGAAAGACATCATCCATCGTCATGCCGAGCGCATTGAGGGTACTCTGTAGGGCTCGGTATTGCCCCACTCCCATCATGTTCTGCTGTGCTGTTCGCCGCATTGCAGCATCAGCCATTGCAAGCTTGTCGATATATCCTATGAGTCCGAAACCAACTGCGGCAAAAGCTGATACTCCCGCAATCTCAAACTTGAGCATGTTTCCAGCCATCGACCCCATCGTCGATGCAACGGCCTTATCTGCCCCACCTAAAATGCTCTGAAATTTATCAAAGGAAGCTTTGTCTACCCCGGCAGTGAGGCTAACCATGTATGACTTTATGATGTCCGCCACTTATGCCTCCTGCGCCTTCTGCCATGCTCGGAAGTCGGCTTCGTTCTTTTCCTTCACATCTAAAAACTCGTGAGCATCTGCAAGATCAATGAAGGTCATATCCTTGATGTCCCGCTGCGTCCATATTCCAGCCGCCACAGGTCTCCAAAGAAACGGGTCTAGGGTTGGGTATTCGGTTCCGTCGAACCCGCCGAAGTCTTCAACCCGTTCGACCCGGCGACGGGAAAAAAAGGAGCGATGTTGAAAGCGATGCACTGCTTTGTGAGTTCGAGTATCACGGGGCCATTGCTCTCCAGGTCGGGAATCGCCCAACGGCCATCCTCGCGGACAATCGGCATCGCGATAGGCGTTCCGGTCTTGTCGCTGTACTGTCCGCATACCCCAAGGCAAATGCGTTGTACCTCGGCCAATTCTGTGCGACTGAGATACTGCGTCATGAACTC